AACAGAGTATGCAGCAAATAAGAAGCCAATTCCCATCCAAAGAGTTAAAAGTTCCATTTTAATTTCTCCTTAGAATTAAATAAGAGGCCGTTAGACCTCTTATTTTTATTATATTACAAAAATGTTACAGTTTTATGAAATTTAAAACTTTTTTACACAGCAATAAAATAGACTAGACTAATTGCAGCGATAGCGAGACTACCACCGTTTAAGTCAGCCATGCGTCCGCTTAAGGCTTTTGTAATTGCGTAGGCAATAAAACCTAGAGCAATTCCATGAGCGATGCTAAATGTTAAAGGCATAAGCACTGCTGCTAATGCTGCAGGAGCATACTCTGTAACATCGTCCCAATCAATATCAGCAATATTGCGTAAAAAGTATGTAGCGATAAAAATTAAGGCTGGTGCTGTAGCATAAGCTGGAATGCTTTGTGCTAGCGGTGCTAAGAACAAACAAGCGCCAAACAACAAAGCAACGACAACAGCTGTTAAACCAGTTTTACCACCTTCTTTAATACCTGCCCCGCTCTCAATATACGAAGTAGTATTTGAAGTACCAACTAAAGCACCTGCTGTTGTAGCAACTGAATCTGCGAGTAGTGCGCGGTCAATTCCTTCAACTTCTCCACTTTCATTAACTTTACCAGTTAGATTGGCAACACTAGTAAGTGTTCCAGCTGTATCAAAAAAGTCAACAAATAGAAAAGCAAAAGCAGTTCCAATAAAACCAGCAGTAAATAACATACTAAAGTCTAAACTAAAGGCGTGTTCAGGATTTGGAATAGCTCCTGCTATACCGTTAAGGTCTTGTAGTCCTGTGACCCAAGCAATGATAGATACTGCAAGAATACCGAGAATCACAGCTCCTGGTACTTTACGCTTATCAAGTACTGCCATGATAATGAAACCAAGACCAGTAAGTAATACGGGCCAGCTTGTGACATCTCCAAGACCAACAAGTGTTGCTGGATTATCTACCACAACACCCGCATTTTTAAGACCGATAATAGCAAGGAATAGTCCAATCCCTGCTCCAATACCTAGTTTCATACTTCGTGGAATACTGTTGATAATGTATTTTCGTGCGGGGGTAATACTAAGTCCAATAAACACTACACCAGCTACAAATACAGCTGCAAGTGCTTGTTGATAGGTATATCCCATCCCAAAAATCACACCAAAGGTGAGAAAAGCATTGAGCCCCATACCAGGTGCTAGCGCAACAGGCCAATTAGCCCAAAGTCCCATAATTAACGTACCGATTACAGCAGCAATAATAGTCGCTGTAAATACAGCGCCAAAAGTCATTCCGCTTCCCTCCGTAGAGAGGATAGCAGGATTTACTACAGTAATATAGGCCATAGTAAGAAAGGTTGCAATACCAGCCATAACTTCTGTACGAATACTCGTACCAGCGGCAGACAACCCAAATAGTTTCTCTAACATATAATTCTCCTGTTAGTTTTTAAATTTAAGCTAATGCTCTGATTCGCTCAACCAAGCGATCAGCGCGTTTAGTTACTTGTCGATACCAACGAGAATCGACCATTTCATCAGCAGCACGATTCCAATCACGAGCATCTACACCCGCTTTCATGCCTTTGAATTTTGAGAGACGTGGGTATCCAAGATTGAAACACATATTAGCGATCACTCTTTGCGCAGTTTCAGGCAATTCATAAAAGTCTGAGTAAAGATTTTCACAATCTTTAATCACAATTTCCATATCAGCTTTGAAAGCTTCTTCAACTCTCTCTTCAGAAACAGGAGTACCAACAGCTTGTCCATGTTCAGGGTCGTCTGTACGTACTAGGTGTCCAATACCAAAAGTAGGTAAACCAAGGTGATCAAGATAAATCTCGTACTTAACACCTTCGTCTCGTTCAATTTCAACTCTTAATTCAGTTAAATTCATTAGTTATATCCTTTCTTTTCATGTAAATATTTCATATAATAGTCTTCTCTGTCCTTGTCCATCTCTTTTCTCATTCGGCTTACGTTCTTTAGCTCTTGTTTATCTAACATAGTAACTTTTTGGGTCCAAATATCTCGTTTTACAGGTATCACTTGACAGATTGGTGTACCAGCAGGAATAAATACTCTTCCTCCCGGTTCAAGCTCTGTGTGGATAAAAGGAATATTTACGACATTATTATAAACATCTGAATCTACAAGTCCTGTGAGAGGGATAATAGGAGACTCAAGACGGTTAATACACGGTAGGTAAAGAACAGAATAGTCTTTAGGAGTTTCAATAACCCACGGATTCATGTACTTAAGAATAGTCATATTCTCAAAAGCGGAACCTTTTACTTGAGAAGCTGGGTGGCTCTCAATAGGATTCCAGCGTTCTACTAAAGCTCTATGATGATCATCAAGGTATGGAAGATGTATTTTTCCTTCAGGAGTTAGCTCAATTAAGGCATCCATATGCATTAACATTGTATAACCAGCAGTCATAGCATCTAAAAAAGGCATACAACGTTTTACGGAAGAGATCTTGCCAAGATTTTTATCCTCTACTTTAGGAGATAAATTCTTAAACCAGGGCGGTACGATCTTTTTTGAAGGAATTGGTGGTAAGACAATTTGATCAGGAAAATCCTTAATCAAATGAAATTTGATTGTTTTGTTTGTTGGCATGATTTACGTATTAGTTAAAGTGAATGAACTTGGAATATCTTCCTGATTTGGTTTTACTGTACCACAATCACAGACATCACAACCACAAGTTTCACAATCTGGCGAGTAGCAATGGCAGGAATGACCGCAACTTTTACAAGTTTTTACGTTGTCTTGCATTAAACTATGCCTCGTGATTCTAAAGAGCAGTTTTCTTTTCGTTCAGTGACCCAAGATAATTCTTGTATTAATCGTGTATACCACTGAATATCGTGAGGATCACTTGCATTTTCTCTGTCTGTTTTAAGTTGTTCAATACGAATATTGATGTAGTCTTCTATAGAATTTTTCTTTTTTCTCAACCTTGTAGGTTTTGTGATAATTTTATCCTCTAAAGGAATACCAAAAGAATATTGCATGACAATTCCTATCTACGTTTTAAACCACGGGTGTATTTTTGACTCTTCGGAGGCGACTTCTTAGATCCGCTAGGTCCGGCCCAATATACTTTGTCTGCCCAATAAGCAGCTGACATCTTTCCTTTGGCGATGTTTTTTGCATGGCGAGCTTTAAAGCTTCTGCGTGCCTCTGGAGAATAATTGTGCCCCATTGAAGAATCTCCAAAGTGTATAAGTCGCACTTTATCTCCCTCTTTAGCGAGCACCATTCCTTTTTTTCCTGCTCTATTTGAGCGTCTTGGTTTGTTGAATCCATCAAATGTAGTTCCTCTATACTTGATTTTACCACTTGGTGTGCGTTCTACTCCTGGGTATTTTGACATTTGCTATATCTCTCTTTAATTTCGTTTACAATTTGCCACTGGCGATGTGTTAATTGTGGGTATTTTTTCTGAGCATTTATACAACCAAGTATAAAATCATTTTCAGAGTCCGTCAAAGCCTGTTTATCAAAAAAATCCTTAAGAGGTTTTTTAATCCTACGAGTGCTCAAAAGTCTATATCCTTTCCTTTAGATTCCCACGTTTTATAACGTGTGGGATCTTTTTCTGGTATTTCATAGATAAAAGGATCTTTCTTCATTAACTCTTCTTTTCTTTTTTGAAACTCTTTTTCAAGTTTTCTTTCGTTTAGTTTATTCAATAACCAGTTGATCATATTGAAGTCTCCTGTTTTTTAATAGAGGTAAAAAAGGCACAGCGTCTTGTTCAAAGATCATAGGATCATCACCGTCAATAGTCATAATAATAGCGATATCTCTTATACCAGTTCCATACATCTCATTATGAGCTACCGCATAAGCACATCCTTGAATGTAGTAGTCTGTGATTTGTTTAGTAGATTTTTTCTTTTTTGACGTTTTAAAATCAATAATTGTAGGTTTACCCTTCCAAATACCTACCATATCACAACGACCTGCATACTGATATTTGTTTGACCAAAGTACTTGTTCTTGGCCCCAAACTTCTTCAATACCTTTTTCCGTTGCTCTAATAAGGTCACGACTCATCTGTCTTACGTCTAGCCTTTGTGTAGAAAGTTCTTCCCAAATATCTTCACCGTTAAAATGTCTTTCTGCAAACTCGTGGACAAGAGTACCACGATCTGTAGCTTCTTTTGACACACGACGTGCCTCTTCTTCTCCAACACGTTCTATCCATTTTTGAAGCCAGGTGTTATCAGAAGTTTTACCTAGAATAGTGGTTATTGACGGATAAGAACCGTCAGGAGTATGATAAGTTCTGCCTGTAGGTAAAGTATCTGTCTTAACATCAGTCGTATAGTTGAATTTCATGTAAATCTCTCAAGGTGTTTATAATAGGTTTACCTTTTGCATTCATACTTGTATTAAGTAGAATAGGCCACCCATATTGTCTAGTGTATTCTAGGATAGACCATAAAAGGGGATTACTAGATCCAGTAACAGTTTGAAGCCTAGCAGTCATATCATGTGTTTTAAAGTTACCATCAATGATATCTGCTACAAATAACATATTAACATCTTCTTTATGTATATGAAAATATTTATCTTGTTCTTCTTTTTGGCAAATAGGAGCATAAGGTCTCCAAGTATCTGTTTTACGGCCTTTCATTTGATTAAGTTTTTCAATATTCTTTTTAGTTGGGCTACAAATTAAGCTACGATTGCCAAGAGCTCGTGGACCGAACTCAGCCTTCCCTTGAATAATTGGAACAATTTCGCCTTCTATAATTCTTTTTGCAGCGTCTTCAGCAGTCACATAGTTTGTAGCCTCAATACCCAAATAAGCAGTTTCCCACTGAGGTCTTTCAATCAAAGCAGCAGCACCCAAAGCACATCCGGCATCTCCTGCAGCTGGTTGAATAGATATATCATTGTATGCTGTAAATCTCCTAATCTGAGTGTTCGCTACACAGTTTAAGGCAGCTCCGCCCGCATAGGCAAGCTTATCATAGCCTGATTCTCTATATAACCAATCAGCCAAGTTTACTACAATATTTTCAAAGGTTCGTTGTACAGAAGCTGCAATATCCCAATCTAAGGCTCCATACCCTACTCCGCGCTCAAGATTGTGTAATAAAGAATAATCGCCATCTTCGTAGTGAATAATCTTATCTTTAATAAAAGACTCCCATTTAGGAGTTCCATAAGCTGCTGCACTCATAATCTTACACTCGTCTGATAAGGGTTGAAACCCTAATAGACGAGTAGCAGAAGAATAAAAAAGACCGAGAGAGTTTGGATAAGGAAAACGTTTGATCCACTCTATTTCTCCTTGTCTATACACACCAAGAGAGGTAGCAAAATTACCCCCTACAGTATCAATAACCATCACAGCACACTCAGTCCAGTCAGTCATTAAGATCGAGCTCATAGCATGTGCTTCGTGATGATCTACTAATACAGGTCTAGCATTAGTCCATTTTCTTGCATCTTTTTTGAATTGAGAATAAGTAGACTTTTCATAAAAAGCGGCAAACTCCCAATCTTCATAGGTATCTCTCATCCACTTAATAGTGTTTTCTGGAAAGCTTTTATCAAACTTTTGACGAGAAAAACGCTCCTCATGAGAAGCGCCTTGAATACGTCCGTCGTTTATAGACGCTGCTGCACTATCGTGATGATAAGAGCTCACTCCTAAAATCTTCATTAAAATACCTTATAGCTAAGTCAAAATAAGTTGTTGTAGTAAAGCCATTATAGCCTACAGAGGTTAAGAAGTCAACAAAAGTCCATCTTTTGTTATCTACGGTGGGTTGTATTCTATGAACCATAAAACAAGGAAATGTCACAGTTTTTCCTGGGCTTGGATAAATTCTAGCGATAACATTACTTGGGGTTGGGTAGTCAAAGTCAGCCTCTAAACTACCAGAAGGATTCCAATTTCCTATTTCAAGAGGTTTACCCTCAGTTAAGTATATGATGCGTGTCCAATAACGACCACGGCGTGGATTAGATAGCTGTCTGCCTTCAAAAGAGAATGAATCAGAGTGCCAATCATAAACATCTCCCTGTTCTAACAAAACAGCTGTTTTATCTTTTAGCCTACAAATAGTTCTTTGTTGGTGATTGGGATCAGAAAAAGAGTTAGCCTCTATATATTTCAATAGAGGCTTGATATTTCTCTTAACTAAGTCGTTAGTATAAATTTTTATACAATCTTGCCAATCTTCGTGGACAAAATCATGAACAGGCATCTACCCACTCTTTGATCTCTTCCCACTTTTCTTCTTCTTCAGCTAAGTTTTGCTTCCGAACAATTGTTGCAATCTTTGTAACAGTTGCTACAGGAATTGCATATTCATTTTTAATATCTTTTTTCAATTCTGAGATTGACTCTCTAATAGATTCAGCTTGAATCATTAAATCAACAATACGATTAATTTCTTTTTTTACTTCTTCTTTAAGTGCTACTTCCATTTTATCCTCTAGTTAACAATCTTAAATGTTTCACGAACTTTTTGTGGTTTATGGCGAATTAGTTTCTGTTCTTGAAGCTGGTTCATCGCTCTGTTAAATACTTCTAATGAATTTTCTGGATTATTTGAATGAATTAACAACTTCTGATGAACCATGTTCAAAGCGGTTACAAGGTTGGCAGAACCGATAGCACGGGTACCAGCGAAGTCTCCCTCCGGTCGTGGGGTGACGAGTTCCCAAAGTTCATTTTCCCAAACAGTACCATCATCTTCATCAAACACCTCTACAGGCATTCCTCCGATAATTTTAAAGACGAGATCTGAGATTTCTTTTGGTGTCATACAATCCAATCATCCTTGTAGGGGGCGTGATAGAACCACGCCAGAGATTCGGACACACGCTTCGCGTGAAGTTCGGGACTAAGGCTTAATGCGTCAACAAACTCACGTTTGAAGCTGAGCCAAGGGTTACGAACTGTTTTGACAGGCTTGAGATTAGCGATATCACGTTGGTTCCAATGCTCACAACGCTTTGCATAAGCTGGCTGAACGTTAAGAGACCGAGTAGTCTCATCTAGTTTAGGCTTTAGTACTTCGTACAACTCTTGAAAAGCTTCGCTTTTCTCTGATTCATCTATATCAGCAATGCAAATGCGACGAGCATTACGAACTAGGTCACGATAAGCATTACGCGATGTCAGCTTAAAAAACATTTTTTATACCTCTTATTAATAGCAAAAAATAGGCCAGGTGGCAACTTTAAATTTTGAACAAGTCATTAATTGATGTTGGACGAAACTCTTTATTGTAATCCCGAAAGGTTTCTATCCGTTGTGGTGGCATTGACACTTTACCTCGTCTCCAAAACTCACGAGGCTCAAACCACTGATAACGTTCGTAAGATTTCCACAGTGCATTGATACGCTCAGCTGCTTCATCAAATTCATC